CTCCAACCTGCTTTTGGAGCCATCCCGTAGGCACTATCGACATATAATCGACTAGCGTGTTGATAATCTCTAAGATAGCCACTATCGGCAAATAGACCGCCGGCGAAATCACTTAGGAAGTTAGTAAACATTTTTGACATAACATTATTTATGTTATGTCAAAATGCTAAAATTATGGAAGTAATCCTTGATACATGTTTACAACGGCTTCTGCTGTGGGTCCTAAATAATCATTATTAATAATTTCATAATCTATAGAATCTTTCCAAAACATCCTTAGTTCTGTACCTGCATTTTCTTCTATAGTAACACCGTGTGGGTGCCAGGTTAATGTTTCTATTAGGTTAATCTTTGGATACCCAATAAGTTTTCCATTTTTGTTGTCAAATATCCAGCGGTGATGTATTCCGCCCCTGTATTGATCTCTGTACTGTAGTTCGTAATATTTGCTAGGTACTGCAATAAATCCTTCCTTAGCAATGCGCGGCATGTATTTTAAAGCGGCCATTGGGTAGGCAATATCTTCTAAGGTATGTGTACAATTACAAAAATCAAACTTTCCGTGTTGTTCAACGTATTCAAAAATCTGAACCCAATCTTCGTAAGAGTTCATATCACCCAAAAAAGAATGTTTATTTTCTAAATTATTTGGACGAAGATCAAATGTGTGAGTTAATAAATTCGGATTAAATGGATTATGACTAGCACCAATATCTATTAAAGTAAAATTAGGTGTTGTTTCTTTTAATTTACCGACGTAGTTAAGTACCTCTGGACGACCATATAATTCTTCAGCGTGTATGTATAGTTGTTGTGGCAAAATGTTCTCCGTCATGAAAAAGACGCATATATTTACATACATGCGTCTTGTTAGTATATACTATTGATTTAATTAGGACAAGGGTCGCCAACTGATAATTCAATCTTATTAGCTGATTTTAATTTATCCCTAACAGGATTATTGTTTCTAATCTTAATTTCAAACTCGGTTGTATACCTTGTATTGCCGGTGATATGAAACGAAGCATATCGATTATCGCCAATGAATGCCCCCTGATATGAACCGCATTGTTTATAGATAGGCGTGTTTTCGTCATCATATATAGTTGCATAAACACCGGGCTGTCGAACAAGTGTTTGGGTAATCTTCAAATAAAGATTACGATCGTTGACGTAATATAGTCTTACATCGGTCATCCAATCACTGGGATCTTTCTTTAGAGCAACAGTAATTGCATAGTCAGATCGAACAGTATCACCGACTGCATACATAGCTTCTTTTAAAGATGTAACGTATCGTCTATCCCAGCCATACTCAAACGGCACCGTTATAACTAATGTCCTATCGGGGTTAATCCTAAATTCAGGTTGTCCTTGTTTAATAGAGAACGCCTTCCGAGGATAATCATCTAATAATGTTTTGAACAAATTGTCTGCCTGACCTCGTTCATTTAGAAATGATTCTAGCTGTGTGCCTAGTCGATTACCATCAATTGTTTTTTGATCTTTGCCGGTGTTAACTTTATGATTAGCCATGTTACTCGGCTTTACCCAAATATTAGCCTCCACAATTACTTCGTTTTTCTTTTTGTAGGTAGAAGTAATTTCATATTTGTCAACATAGCCGGCGCTATAGTTGGCAGTTTCTTCTTTGATTAATTTTTTCTTATTTGCTTCCAATGTAGAAAGCACTACAATGCCGGATACTTCTTCAATGGCTCGACGTTGTGCATCTGCAAGAGCCTCTGCTTCAGTGGAGCCGCGACCGATTACTCGAGCTAACTGGCTGTCTTGAGCAAACACACTAGCGGATATAGCAACCGCTAGTGTGCAGATGAGCCGCTTCATTGGAAACGCTTGCGAAGTTGTGCGGCGGCACGATCCGATTCAAGATCCCAACGGATAGTGACCGAAATCTCTTGCTGGCCCACAGGCTCTTCCTTAATTGTCTTGAAGCCTTTCAAAATTGCCTCAGCATTTGCACTGATATTGCGAGTAACTGTACGAGCAGTGTCGTTTGCATTTTCACGATTAATTGTATTAAGTTGCTGAGCTTCTTTATCAGTCATTGCGCTCTTGTCCGACGTAACAGTGTCTTTGGCCTTCTCAATGTGTTTGGCCATAACATTAGTTACACGGTTACTGGTAACCTTTTCATTTAAGAAGTGTGCTACATTAGCACTAGCCTCCATGCGAGCAACTTTGCGGGCTTCGCCGACTTGTACGGCCGTAGCACCGTTTGTCCAAGCAACCGCAGTAGATTCAATTGCAGTTACATCACATTCTGACTTGCCAAACTTGTACCAAGCACAGTCTGTTTCAATCTTAATACCTTCGCTAACAAACGAAGTAGACAGTTTCTGATTACGAATTGGCTCGTCGGGGTTAACTGACTTAGTTGTTGAACAACCAGCCAAAACTGTGGTAATTGCTAATACTGTAAGTGTCTTTTTCATTTTGCCAACTCCTGTGATTGTGATTTAACTGTGTCTACGCTTTTGTCCAAAATTCGTGCAAGTCCGGAAAATCCAACAGTTGCAAGAACAAGTCCAAAGATTGTACCAATAATAAACTGCTTCATAAAAAGCCTCTGTGTGTGTTGAACATGTAACTATTGTATGGTAAAACCGCATCTATGTCAAGACTTTTTGACAAAAGATTTTGCCAAAAAAAAGACTACCAAAGTAGTCTTTTTTGGATTGGTTATGTATTAACCTGTAGCTAAAGATCCAACAGTTCTTCCGATAAACTCTCCAAGTCCTTTTGGAGTATCGGCACCGTCAATTTGCATTGCATTATCGTATTTCATAGTTAATGTGATGTCAACTGGGTCACTACTAGAATAGTCGGCATTTGAATAAACGGTATTTTGTAGATAACAACCGTATATTACAAATGTTTCTAATACGCCAGGACCGTCACCACCACCACCACCACCGTCTAACATTTCAATTCTGGCGGTAAACTTATAGTCAATACCGCTTGCCGCTGAACTTTGTTCGAAGAAATCAAATTGTTTCTGGATTTGTGAACCAACTAATTTGGATACGTTACCTTGTACGTCATCGCGTACTACTAAAGTAACATCTGCCCAAGTGTAACGACCAGCATAGTTAATCTTGCTGTTGTACACGTTTAGTTCAACGTTGTCAAAACTTACACCAGGACGAGTAACATTCATTACTTGTTTGGTTAGTTCTGTTGTAGTATACCCTGCTCCAAAGTTTTCTAACGTTACTCTAAAACGATATTTTAACTTGGGCATCAAGAGGCCCTGAGCACTATTACTCTGCCCGCCTGCTGGAAGGGGTACTGTAAAATTCTTTAAACTTGATAATGATGCCATTCTGGGCTCCTTGTTCTCTTTATTTAACTATTATCTACCAGCCGCGATATCGCCAGTATTTTTCAAACGTAGTGGAATGTAGATAAACTCTACAGCCTTAACTGGTTCGATAGCAATGTCTAGGTAAAGTTCATTACGATCAATTCTTGCCGGAGTATTGTTAGACTCATCACAAATTACAATGTAGTCATACAATGCTCTGTTACCTACAAGTTCTAATAACAAACTCTCGGCACTTTGTTTTAATTCATTACGTGTGATTCTATCATTAGGCTCAAACAAGAATGGACGAGCTAACAAATCTAATTGTCTACGTAAGTAAGCAACTAATCGAGAAACGTTTACACGATCAAGTGAACTTGCATTTTTTGCTCTTGTTCTTTGTCCGTATACTACAATGCCAGCACCCGGAATTGTTGAGATTGGATTAATCTTAACATCTTGAAGTACATTTCTTAGATTTTCAGGAATCGGTGATTGTTGGAATTCACCATCCATTAAGTAACCAACTGCTGTTGCGTTATCAACACCACCTCGGCGTGTGCCAGCTGGTGCAAACCACGGGAAGCTCTTCTGATCACTAATAGCCATCATTCTTAAAATCATGTGACTTGGCGGAACAACAATGTTGTTTCCGGAGTTGTCGTTTGTAAATCCACTTGGATAGTATAGGGCCAAATATTCATCGTAAGTTACAGAGCCAGCATCACCATTATCTAGTGCAGTGGTACTCGAACCCCATGCCCTTAATGCTGAACCATTAGCTGGTAAGCGGAATGGTGTATCTCCAACAACAAACGCTGTTAGTCCACGAGCAGTATTCAATCCAACCATGTTCTGAATTGCTTCTGGATAACCCGGAGTTGCAATTATGTTTAATACCAGCGTATCAGTATCTCTAACACCACCATTAGTATCAATTAATGATTTTAAAGCCTTGACTACAAGACCACGCTGTGAATGACGGCCAAACTTACCGGATCCGTCTTCATTGTTGCCTGTAGCATTAACCCAACGTGCTGTGCTATATTTTGCACCAGCTGTAGAACCGTCCATAATTTCGTCATTATATCTTAGGTTCTTACCAGTGTTTGCAGTGATATCGATTGCAT